GACAGAATCCAGCCCAATCCGCTTAGCTTCCTGTGCAAGCAGGGTACTTGCGCCAGCATTTCGCAAAGCTTCCTCAGCCTTGCGCTTAGTTTCTTTCAATGGCCCGTTGTCAAAGCTATTAAATCGCTGATTGATAGTGTCAGACAGTTCTCTCTTGACTTCTTCCGCTCTGGCTTTGGCAAGTTCTACTTGATCGTTAAAGTCTTTTTTGATTTTGTCGACCTTTTGGTCAAAATCTTTATCTGCTGCTTCAATCTGCGCTTGGATTTTTGCTTCAACGCCATCTTGTTGCTTTATCTGCTTGGTAATCGTTCCCTCGTAAGAATACTGAGTATCATTTCCAGCTTTACTATCTGCGCTGATACGTCCTCTCAGACCACCTTTGAAAGTAAAGCTCTGACTTAAGACAGGAACTTTAAAAGTCTCTTTCTTATTGGTCTGAATGGTTACCCACTGCCCAACCTCAAGCAGTAAATGCCCTTGGTAGTTGAGATTATACGGATAGTAAGTTAGGTTTTTCAGTTTGTAATACAGGTCATTTAAAGCACTCTGGGTCATGAAGACATTGTCCAGTTCCAAAGACCGGCCTGTCTTCATACCGACCGTCAGAGACTTCTTGTCCGTCTTACAAGTGATACCAGCTATCTGATACTCAATCTCACTCTTGGTCAAGCCATGCAAGAAGTAACTGTCAGCGTTGATCGTGATATTGGACTCAGTCAAATCACGGATTTCCATCTTGCCTTCTCTGTTGAAGAAACAAGACATCCCAATCATCTGAGTCATAGCGCTCAGCATATCCCTAAAGGAAAGTTTCTTGCCCTCAGGAACTTGCTCAATATGATAACGCATCGCGCTGATTCCGAAATAGTCATTCGCTAACTCAATGCCTGTTTTCAGGCAGATTTCCTGAATAACCTCTCGTACTTCAGCTGGGAAATGCAAATCTGTCACATACTCACGATTGAGCTTAAACATACCATCCATAAGTTCAAGTGTGGTAGTGTTTCGGTTTCGGTCAATCTCAATATCGTTGATGAAGTATTCCCCCATCTTGACCCACTGGTAGGTATCCCCAACCAGTAGACCAATCTCAGGGTGCAGGGTATCCAGCTTATTGAACGTGGTAATGATACTGGTAAAGGTAATTTTACCGCTACCAGCGCAGGTTCCACCAGGCTTATAAGTATCGCCCTTAATGTAGCCATACTCAAAACTAGCCTCTTTGATATCCCGTGAAGCATAATCACCAACACGAATAGCCAGCGTCCTTTCCTTGGCAAACATGGCTCTGTCAAATTGTCGTCTAGTTAAAGCGTCCATTTTCTTACCTCTCTACCAGATTAAATTTAGCGCCAGACCAAGGTTTAAACTTCTCAGTAAAGGTATAGCTAGGAGCTGTCCTATCACCGACATAGAAAGTCTTTGTGACTTGGCCATCCATGGGGTCTGGATAAGATACCTCAAAAAATTCAGATGATACAGCATGTAAAAGCTGACTTAATTCTCCCTGAGTCATCATACCCCATTCACAGTCTAGTTTGCGTTTGGTCGTGATACGGTCACGCATCATGTCGCCATTGGCATTACGCCCTGTCTCTCCATCGATATCTTGAATACCGACTTGAAAATATTTGGGAGGCTTCACAGCCACCCCATTGATTGTCAATTGTGCCATTTAACCTCCTAAATCTTGAGCAAGGTTTGACCTGCTCGTTCATGTTCCTTGTTTATTTCTTGGATGGCTACCCGTCCGAACTCATGGCCTGCGATTTGGATAACGATGTCGCCGTCGCCAGAGAATCCACCTTGTGGACTAACACCAGCCATGGCATTTACTACCGCACTGCTGACTACTCGTCCAAGTGTTTGGATAAATCCTGTATTTTCAAGTGGTACGACCGCCTCTTTACCAGCTTCACCAATCATGGCGATTGTTGGACTATCGACGATACCACCACGGGCAAGACGAGGGAGGCTAACTGTACTTACACTACCAACCCATCCTAGACCAGGTAAGTTTCTGACAACGCCTAAAACTCCATTAATCATTCCGATGAAGCCATTGACTACATTTTCAATCGTTCCAAGAACCGCATTGACCGCACTCTTAAACGCTCCACCTACTGCCTCTCCGACCATCTGACCAGCATTTACGAAGATACTTTTAACAGTATCCCAAACGCCTTTAAAGAAGTCGCCAATAGAACTAAAAGCATCTTTTACTGCGTTGTAAGCATTAGTGAACATCTCACCAAACCAGTTTGAAACACTGGATAACGCATTAGTCACATCTGCCCATCTCTCGCCAAACCATGAACCTAGTTTGCTAAAGATGTTTGTTAAGCCAGTCCATGCTTTTTGGAACATGTCAGTAAACCATGCTCCGATATTAGCCAACGCACTAGTCACATCTGCCCAACGTTGTCCGAACCATGAGCCGATTGGTGTGAAGATATTAACGATAGCGTCCCATGCACCTTGGAATACACCAGAGAACCACTCTCCGATGCCAGAGAATATGTTTACAATGGCGTCCCATGCTTGCTGGAATTTCTCGCCAAACCATTGACCTATCGGCTCAAAGATTTCTTGTAGTTTCGTCCATAGACCGCTGAAAAATTCGCCAATCGCTTGACAAATACCACTGATAAAATCACATAGTCCTTGCCATGCAGTTTTAGCAAACTCAACAACAGTGTCCCAGTTTTGATAGAGCAAAACACCGATAGCAATTAAGGCTGCGATTGCTGCAATAATCCATGTTATTGGACTTGTCAAAACTGCTAACGCTGCATTAAAAGCCCATGTTGCAGCTGTAGCGACTCCTGTTGCAACAGAATGTGCAAATTTCGCCGCGGTTGCTAATCCCATTTTCGCTGCATGAGCAGTCCATGCTAGAGCTGATTTACCAAGTTCTAAAGCAGTTTTTCCTAGCTGTGCAATTGTTTTACCTGAATTGACCACAAAATCTTTTGCATATAAGGTGTTCAAATAGATTGTTTCACCAAAACTGACCAACTTATCAAATGTCAATGCTTTAATAGCAAGACCTAGATTCTTAATCCCTCCAACAATCAAAGAGACCTTACTACCTAACAAGCTGAATGCTCCTGCAAGTCCTCCAGCTTGTTCTGCCCATGATAAGAAATTAATCGTTTGCCAAGTTGTTATCAAAGCTACGATAGGTTCTTTGTTTTCTTTACACCAGTCAGAAAAAACGGTGAAACCATCTGCCACTAACTTAATAGCATCCGCCAATAGTCCCAAAGTGGCTAAAAGGCCACCTCCTAATAAATCTGAAATTCCTTCAATACTAACACCGAATACTCCTGATAAAAACTCAGCAAAAGGTTGCCAGGAATTCTCCCAGAGAATCTGAATAATGTCAATTAGCCCATTAAAAGCATTAGCAATAGAGTTAATAGCAGGGACTACATGTTCATCATAAACACGACTTAAGCCATCGCCAAATTTGTTAACAGACATTTCAATGCTCTCAAATACAGGCGCAACAGTATCTAATAAACTTTGGAAGACTGATGAAGTTTTAGGAGCGCTTGTCACAACGACTTTTTCAAAACCTTTAAACAAACTTCCTGCTAATTTACTACCAACTTCAACAATGGTAGATGTCAAACTCAACAGAGTTGACACAATAGCGCTACCGATACGAACCGCACCAGTTGAGGTAATGACGTCGTAGAAAGCACTAGAAAAGTCCTGAGCTATGTTTCCTACTGCCTCGGAAAGGTTACCAACATTATCAAACAAAGCGACTAGCGCCCTGATAATGCGTTCTTTTTGCCTTCCAAGGCCATTTGCAATACTTTCGGCAAGGAAAACACCGATACCTAGCCCGATAGTGGTTATTGAGCCTGTCACTTGCCCTAAAGCATAAGCAATTTTCTCAGCCATTCGGTTAAAGGCATTCACAACCCTTGGGTCAGTGGCGATTTCTCCCATTGTCTTAGCTATTTGGTCTAAGGCAGTCTTAATGCGTTTTATACCTTCTGGTCTAAATGCTGCATCAAAACCTTTCTTGAAGAGGTCAAACAACCCTTTGAGCTTATCTCCAAGACCATCAAAAATGCTCTTGAATTTGTTGTCCATGTCGGTCAACTCGACTTCTGGCAAGATGTCTTTGAAAGGTCCGCCACCGCCTCCCTTTCCTTTACCACCTTTGCCACCGCCTCCAGAACCGCCTGCGTCGTCATCTTTTGGTTTTTGCAAGATGTTAATCTCATCAAATCCCAAAAGACCTAGCAACTCTTTAGCAGCTTTCTTAGCGTTTTTGGCGGAGTCTCCAAGATTGTCAGCAAGTCCTCCTGCTGAATCTCCAGCGTCGTCTACTGCATCAGCAAGGTCTCCTGCTCCGCCTGCAGCGTCTTTCATGGCGTTACCCATGTCTCCAACTGCTCCACCAACACCATCTTTCACTGTTGCTTTCTTGTTGAACATCAAAGCGATAAACTCAGCGAGTTTAGCAGTAACGTTCTTCAAGACCATCGCAAAAGAGTTCAAGACAGGCATAATGGCATTGATAATCGGTAACATAGAGTTACCAAGGTTCAATGCTGCGTCCTTCATCAGCGACTTAAATAGGCTGATACGACCATTTACAGAATTAGACAAGGTATTCCCATACTTGGCTGTAGCCTGTTCCAGAATAGCCATAAGGCGGATTTGTTGCTGGGTTTGGTAATCCAACTGTTGCCAGCTCTGTCCGTTTGCGAACTTCTTAAAGGCTTCAGTAGACTCAATCATAGCCACATTGACGTTGATTCCTAGATCCTCTCAATCATGTTATCGCATGGCTTTTTATCCATACTTCTTACAATTTCTTGTAAGTTCGGCATATATTTTCACCTACAACCGAATTGTTTAGGTGCTTACCACTCGTGAGGATATTTTATTCTATGCTTTTTGACAAAACAAAAAGCACAGGTTCAATCCCTATGCTCTACGGTGACTAAGCCTTTTTAATTGCTTAGTTTACCTCGGTATCGTCATGTTTTAATTCTTTAAAAGTGTACCCTTTATAATGTTTCTTTTCGCCATTCAAAACTTTGTCAATAAAAGATCTAGCTGGAAAAATATCTTTTGAAGCATCACTTTTTGAAGCGTACTCCCTTGTTTCTCCAGTTTCAAGATGAATAGCTACGATAGGAATTTTAGGCTTACCACCATCATATTTTCCTTTATTAGCTTCGCTGATTTTTCGTTTTGTTTCTTCAGAGTGTTTTTTACCGAAGAATGAATTTTTAGAACCTATTCTTTTTTTGGCGATATCGCTCATTTTCTTTCTAAAATCATCATCTCGTTTTTTACCTGTATTGGATATTGAGCGTTTTTTAATGGCTGTTGGGCTATTAAAATATTTTGAGTGAGTTTTATATCTCGCTTTTGCTTTAGCACTTAATTTCTCTTTGGTGCTTTCAGCAAGTTGTTTATCCCTAACTCCACCGCTTTCAATATTATACGCATTGTCAGATAATGATATCCAATAACTTTCTCTTTCGTCTAAGATGTTGTCAGATACTTCTTCTAAAATAGAAAATTGAAACTCTGCTTCTCCAAACAAATTAAAATCATCTTGCATTTCTTTTGAATAATGCTGGTTATGACGAAGTTTATATTTGTGGTCATCGAATCGTCTTTTTATATTCTTAGATTGACCAAAATAGCTTCTTCCTGTTTTGGTACATTTAATTTCGTATATAACGCCCATAATATCACCTCTTCTTGACTAAGTATATTATATCACATTTATACCGAAGTTGCAAATTAAAATTTAGAGTTCTACCGATTTTGGTAAGTTCTTAATCCGCCTATTTCTAAGCGGTGCGACAAAAGTCTATCGCTTCGGTGTTCCCTAGCAAACCTGAGCGAATCCGCTCCATAACGTCTGTAATCGTGCGCCCTGAACCTTCAGCAACCACTGCCGATGTCTGCAACATCTTAGCGGTATAGCGCTTAGCTTGTTGGTATCTTTGATAAACCCAGAAAATAAGTTTGAGTAGACCGCACCGTAGTTAGTAGCCTCACCCACACCCATGTTCATAGCGTTGGCGTTATCGTTAACCCATTTTAAGAAAGATTGCGAACTCTCGCCCATCTGTCGCTTGATTTGGTTCATAGACGCTGACACTTCAAGAGCCGTCTGCGTTGAATACATCCCAACATCAAGTAATTTCTTACCAAGGATTGCAAAACCAGCGAACTTAGCCAGCTTACCAAACGCACTACCGATTGAGTTCGACTGTTCACGAACTTTGGCAGTAGCATTTTTCACTCGGTCAGATGTTCCTTTGACCTGATTCTCGACTTCTTTCATCTTTTTCCTGAAAGGCGCTATCTCAGCGTCAATCATGACTTTCAATTCATCAAGAGTTGCCATTTACTTCCTCCTTCCTTTTTCGATTATGTCTCTCTGCAAATTCACGCATCCGTTCCTTATGCAACAAAAGTGCTTGTTTCTGTCGTTCCAGTTCTACCGCTTGTTGTTCTTCTACAAATAACTCAGGCGCATACTCCCAGAACTCAACAATCTTAGCGTCATTGGACAGTAATAAAGAAACGTGATTGGAAATCATCTGCGAAAGTCTGTATGAGTCAATAATCTTCTCTTTACGCTCTTGGGTTTTGAAACGGTTGTAGCTTTCTATCATTTCCCTGATTTCAAGCACCGTCAAATCCCAAAAATCAAGAGGCTTGCCCCCGATGTCCAAAAACATAGGATAAAGCCTCTCAATAATCTGAGTTACCGTTAAGATTACTTGACTACTGTCATTTTCTTCTTGGAAGTTTTCTTGTCCTTGCTTCCTCGTGGAGTAAAACCCGATACTTCAAAGAGTGGCATTAAAACCTCTGTCATGAATGTTGTTTGGTCTCCACCATTGTCCACGTATTCATCGTATAGGTCGTAGACATCTTCAAAGGAATACCCATGTTCATACTGCTGCAAGGCTCCATGAACTAACAACAGCATAACTTTCAAAGGCGGTAAAGTGAACTCTTCGCCAGCTTCAGGCATGAAAATCTTTAACAAGTTCATGCCGATTTTTTCTTCCACAGTTGCAGCTTGATGAGATGTCAAACGTAGCTTCAACTCTTTTTCGTCAGTAACTTTCCAAGTTGTGTATTTTAACGCCATTTAATTAACCTCCAACACCGTCTGTAAATTCCAACTCTGACTGCAAGGCAATCTTAAGTGTGAACTCGATAACGGCATTGACACCGCCACCGCCAAGCTTAACAGATACTTGGCCTTCAAAATTGACCTTAGTACCGTCTGGGTATGCTTGCTCGAAGTAGAGTTTCTTCTTGTCGTCTGCTGCCTTACGCAATACACGATAAGGAGCAGTTGCGCTTGAATTATTATAAGAGAACTTGTACTCAAGTTCTCCTATGTCCCCAATACCAAACTCGTACTTCTTCACTGTATCTTCAAGAGTAGTATTTTCTACTTTTTCGAGTTCAATACCAAACTCTGGCACTTCTTTCAATCCAACAAGTTTAGTATAAGTTCCTTTAGCTTCGCCATAAGATAGCGTAATTCCATTTGCTAACATGTTTAATTCTCCATTCTAAATTGAAAAACAAGCTCTGAGTCTAAATCAACGACACCTTCAAAGCGCATGACCTTATGTCTCAAATGAGACGGGTCTGGCACGTCTTGGCAGTCGGTTCTTCGCAAACCTAAAGACTCAAAAATCTGATTGATTTTAACAGCTAACTCACTAGTGCTGGTATCATCAAAGATATCCACCTTATAGCGGATAGATGATTTTTGTTCCTGGTCATCAAACCAATCACCCGGCTTGTTTTGTTCTTCTAAAAAAATAACGACTGGGAAAGTCTCCCAATCGCTAGGATAAGTATCAGTCACATTATCTGCGACCTTTTGCAATTCTTTATAAATAACAGGCTTGATATTAATCATTTTATTTGTTCTCTTATCTTTCTACGGACATAATTCGAAATATTCTTAGACACACGCTCTTGATTGTCTCTCAAAGCTGGATAAAGATAAGGCTGGGCAGGTTGACCATACATCTTGTAGAACTCCCCAATTTTTTGAAAATGGTAAGGTCCTACATTGATTTGGTCTTCATGCACATACCACGGACTAGACTTATAAGTGACGCTGACCTCTGGAGAGATACCCGAATGGCTAGCTTGTCCTATTGGCCCTGTCCCAAACTCAACGTAAGGAGCGTATTTAAGATTGGTGTAAACCTCGCCTATAGCCTTATCTCCGTCCATTTTTGCCCTAGTTTTGATACTAGTTATAAGCTCTCCATCTCTCGCTGGTGCGAGTCTTCTTGCATCTGCTTGGACAACCTTTATAGTAGCATTGTGTACCGCACGTAAGACGATATCCTCGCCAGTTTTTTTACTAGCCAATCGTCTACATTTAGCTATAAGCTATCTGCCCCTAGTAGCCCTGACACGCTCTAACTCCAAAACTTGATGATGTGTGTAGACCTTTTTAGAAATAACCCTGTGAGTCACTTCTGTCTGGCTATCGATACACACACCATCCTTCACTTTGATAGTAGCTGACTTGTTGGCATTTGCGTTCAAAATGTCGTTGACACGCTCGCCATACAGCTCAGATTGTAACTTGCTACTAGCTGGCCACAATTCAAGGCGGACTGTCTCAGCTTCCTTGGCATACCCTTCTTTCGCGACACCTTCCTCAGTGACAGTCTTTTCAAACCGTCGCATTGGATAAGGTTTCAGTCTACTCTGCTTCAAAAACATGACCTGCCACCCTTGCTAGCCTGTGCATGCGTATTCGCTGTAGAAGACCCGTAGACAGGCCATTTTCTCCGTAGACTACTGCTATACCACCTTCGGTTCTAGAACGCTCTCCTTCCGCTCCTGAGCGGTTGTGGAGCTCGATAGCAACCTCAGGTATCAAAAGACTTAAAGCAGGTGTCAAAGATGTGCGATTAGTCTCTGACAAGATAAGATTTGTAGCCCTCGTTTGGAGCAACGTGAGAAGCTGAGTATCTTCTTCGCCTGTTAATTTCTTCAGCAACTCTATAGACATATCAATCCTCTTCTAAGAACTCAGGTTCAGGGAGGATTTTCTCAAGAACATCTGAGATAGCAACGCCGTTGCTGGCAATATTGTCAGCCAGCTCAACATAGCGCTCCTCAGTAATCTCAAGTTCCCCTCCTGCCAGTCGTTTCACATTTGATTCCCAATCATAGAAATCTTGTTTGATTTTAAATTTCATAACTCGGACCTATTTCTTACCAGTTTTTTCTTTCCAGTTAGTTGTATCTGTGTCTGGTGCGGTTGATGAATTAGAAATATCCTTAACCGCTACATAGACTTTATCGGCATGAGTAACTGTGTCACCTTCTTTGTAGGTTGTTCCAGTTTTCCACGCTTTAGCACGGTTTACAACTTTACCTTGAGTAGATGGTTTAGCAGCAGGCTTAGAATCTGCAATTGTGATGATGTATTTCTTGAAGTGTTCAAGAACAAATGCACCAGTGTAAAGCAATTGCTCTACCAATTCGCCAAATCGCCCTGGAATGTTATCGTTGTACTTAGTATTATCTACTTGTACTGGAGATGTAACAACACCTGGAGCAGTAGCAAGGGCATTAACACCTTTCAGGAATTTAGAAGGAACCTTATAGACTGTGTAATCATCCAATTCACCAACATATCCTTTTCCAAGGACTTTCTTATCTGCGTCACCATGTGGTAGACGAACGATTTCAGACTTGATCGCTTTGTAGAAACTTGGAGTGACGAAGAGCAAGCGTTCTTTTGTAATTCCAAGCTCATCAAGTTTCTCAGACACATCAAGAACCGCATTATAAGCGTTGTTCGCTCCTGCTGTTTTACCCATGGCAACATTGTCACTTACGTTTCCAAGTGCTGCACCAAAACGTAGTTCATCAAGATATGGAGCGACTACTTCTGCAGCCTGACGGGCAATAACATAATTGATATTCACTTGACCATTAGAGTCACGTTCGTCCAATTGATCTACGAAACGACCCCAGTATTTTTCTTCATCAAGGGTATAAACCTTTTCTTCAACTTCAACGTGATCAAATTCATTGTCTTTGTTACGTTTGTAGTCTTTCAACTCTGTTGTGTTACCAGTTGCTACTGTAAAAGAGCGACCTTGCAAGGTTACTGCATCGCTTGATGTTACAAGTGGTGTTGAATATGAATTTACCGCAAGCACATCCTCAATAATCCCAAGATGTTTCTTGCGTGATTCTGCTGTGTTTAATTCTTCAAATGCCATTTATTTTTCCTCTTTTCTTTTATTACAAGAAGTCTTTACGCCATTTTTCCGTGACTTCTTGCTGGACTGTTTGTGCATTTTTGATAGGTGCACTACCTTTCATACGTTCAGAAACTCCCTTCTGAACTGACTCTTCCCATGCTTTTTGGATAGAGGTAATAGATTCAGATACCGTCTCTGCGCTTGTCAAATCAACTACATTTACTAACTCAACAGGTAAGTCACGTTCACTTAGCATTGCTTTAGCTTCTGCGGTCAATTCCTTGCGAGCAATAGCTTTTTCACGGTCAGCTAGTTCTTGCTCACGCTGATCCAACTGATATTTCTGTTTTTCATCAGCGTTCATCTTAGCAAGCTTCTTAGCTTCGTTTTCCTTGGCTTCTTGCTCAGCTTCCCATTTAGAGCGCTCGGCAGATAGCATCTTACCGATTTCAGCACGAGTGAAAGTTCGTTCGTGCTTTTCTTCCTGCACTGTATCAACATTTTCTTGAGTGTCGACAGTCTCAGTTGATTCAGTAGATACAGTTGCATTGATTTCTTCTGACATAATTGTCCTCCAGCGATTACGTCGCCACTCGATAGTCTCGCTTTACGTCCGGCGACGGAACAGCACAGCTTTTATTGTCATCGGTACAGTTTGGACAATATAAAAACCGTACGGGATTCCATACGGTTAGGGCATAAGAAAACCGCCTAGATTTCGATGCGGTTTATAGTGGTTTATTGCAACAAAAAAGCGCCTAGATTACTATCTAAGCGCAAGATAGGCAGGACTGTCGGGGCTCCTGCATTTCTCGACCCACTATAAGTGGCGCGTTGGTGACAGATTCTCAACCTCTATCTTTACCAAGAGTATAGCATTATTTTCCCTTTTTGTAAAGCGTCGACATATTTTTTTCATTCTTTTTAACTTGACGAATCCCCACCTTGTTAAAGTGAATGACTAGCATTTCATCTCGTGGCACCATCACCGCTTCCATAATGACCTTATCTTTGTTAGGTATTTTTACATATGAAATAATTGATTTTTCAACCCTCTCTGAATTATCTAGAATCAAATAAGGTTTTTGAACCGCCTCTTTTATTAACATAAACTCATCTAAGGAATACTGTTGTCCATGTCTCACTAATGAAGTAGCTAAACTACTAACATCTATATAAGCAGAACTTACTCCTATCAATTTTGCTATATCGCTCGAAAAATTACCTAATTCATATTCAGGTTCTAGCAAGTCTACAAGTTGTTCTTTCGATAATCCACCCCTCCCAATTTTATCCCATGCGTTACTAACATCAGAAAACAATTTTGGGGTATTATATCTTGAAACGGTTTTGTCACTTTTCTTATAATCTTGTATTTCATTTTTTACATCTTTCGCAACATACTTGCTATACCACTCTTTATAAGTCATATCGGCAGGCACGTACTCAACTTTACCTGTCTCTGGATTCCTTGCTCTGCGCTTCAACTTGCTGTAGTCTGCGTCCTCATCGTATCCGACAGTAGTAGACCTACACCAAGGGTGCATAGGCGGACAATTGACACCAGGGACAGCCTTATCCCTATCATAGACCTGATTGTCATGCTCCTGACAAATCCGTGATGTACGCTTGTCTAAGACGGCCGCAAAGATATACTTTTCTATGTCTGCTTCTTCATAGCTGAGTAGTTCCATTTGGTTATGAAAAAAGGCTGATTCTGTCCGAACCAAACGTCTTGCATCGTTCTGACCTACATTGAACCTCTCAGCAATTGCTTGTGCAGTTTCTCGTGTATCTCGGCCTGTCATGAGGCTCATAAGTAGTTCATCTTTTATGCTTGATGTAAGCTTCCCTGTATTCTTCCAGATGTTTGTTGAGTACGTACTTCCATCTCCTACCCAACTAAAAGACTGTAGATGTTTAATCTCGTTCTCAGGAAGCCCAGAAAAGCCATATGCTAGTCCTGTCTGCTGCTGCAGGTCAAAGGTAGCCTTGTAGTAACTATCCTTCATCAAGTCGCTATAAAAGGCGTCTGAGCCTGTCTTCTCTGAATGATAGATAGATTCACGCATACGGTCTAAATCGTCGCTCAAACGCTCTAGGCGCTTCATACGGAAAGAATAAGCTGGGCTGTCTAAGTCAGCTAGTAATCTTTGGATGTTCGGGTCATTCGGTCTCGCTTCAAGTACTTTACGAAGTTCATTCAGATTTTTCTTGTCTTTCATGTTCTTCAATACTTGTCTAGCTTCTACCTGACTTAGACCATAATCACGTTGGAACTTATCAAAAATCTTATTGACTTCCTTATCCAAGTAAGTCTTGGCTTCCTGATAGACCTTATCGAACTGGTCTGCCTGCTTTTCGGCCTTGTCCATCTGCTGGTAAATCAGATTGGCTTTCCTCTTCGCCCAATACTCCTGATTCTTCATCCTCTACCTCGTCTTCGGGTTTCGTGTTGTCTTTGTTGAACATCGGCATGTCTTCCATGTTCTTCTTTTTCTCTTCTTCCAAGGCTTCCAGCTCAGCGTCAGGGTCTTCCACAAACGGCAAGAGAGAAATAAGCTGTCTATTGGTCACTTTGCCTTCCAAATTGTTCACAATCTGAGAGATTTCTAACAAGTTCTTAGGCAAACCACGACTGAATTGTGGAACGATTGAATGAGACTCTAAAGCAATCTGCTTCATGCCTAAGTAATGAGCAAAAATCGCAATACGCTGACGCAATCCTCGCTTATAGTTCGCTTCCTTGGTCTTAGTAATCATCTCAAGGCCCATCAGCTTAAATTCCATGCTACGCCTGATGTATTCCCTGCGAAATTCTCATCAGTCAAATTAGGCACATGGCTAAATGTGTAGATGTCCTCTTTAAGAGCTGTACGCAAGATTTCAGTAGCACTTTCGTCCAGCGTATTCTTCAAGAACTCAGCCCTTGCACTATCGCCCGGCAATTCCAAAAGACCTTCTTCAGAAAGAATCTTCATTGCTACCTTAGCGTCTTCTGGAGTGTCTGCTAACTGCGTGCCATACAAGACAAGTATAGACTCTACAGCCTGTTCCTTATCATTGACACGATTCCCCATCAAGGAATTATAAGCGTCTATCAAGCTAATTTGTTGCTCATAGTCACCAATTGCAAAGCGATTGTTGCGATATTCGATAATTGGGATTTGACCAAGGTTGTGAGGTGTTGCCTCCTCGCTCTGAGTTGTTCCTGAATCTGTACTTCTCAGCACCATGTGATAGTGCAGATTTTCGGTAAAGACCTCAGCCTGGTACTTGGTAGTGTCTTTCGTATCGTCTTTTACTTCATAGTAATAGACCGCAAACAAAGGCTTCCGCTCAATACTATCATCGTAGACCATGAAGGTATTTTCTGGATCAATACTAGTTGAATCCAACTCAGTCATACCCTCTTTAGCATAGATGTACTCGTAAGCACGACCATAGATAGCCATGTTCAAAGCATTCTGAGCATCTACTTGGTCAATCTCAGCACCATCAAAGGCTGTAAGTAGTTCATCGATATCACCGTCAGCAGTATTGTTATACTTGATAGGATTGCCCATAAAATAGCCCGTAGCCGTGTCTGCGATATCCTTGGCATGATTGGCTACCGTCTTGTAATTAGGTGCGTTCACGTTGCGTCTCGTGTGTTCTAAGATAGCATGCTCACCCAAATAGTAGCTTTTAAGCTTCTTCAAATGTGAGCTTTCAGTGTTATGCATCGTTATCAATTTGTAAATCAGGTCTTTCTTCAAAGAACCCTCATCATATCCATCCCGTGGATAGGTTAAATATTGGTACATGTCTTTCCTCTCTATAGACCATAATCAGAACGTCTGCGGACGGTTGCTTTTGGTTGCGAATGTTGTGAGTAAATCGCATAACGCACCGCATCCAGCACGTCGTCATTCTCTTTCACTGGCTCGCCCGTCTTTTCGTTCCAGATGTATTGATAGACTTCATCTTTGAACTTGCTGACCTTGTTTGATACAACAAAAAAGCGCCCAGCTTTCATCAGCTTGGCTACTTCTTCAATACCAGACAATACCGCTTTATTAGCGTTGAATGTTCTTAATTGCTCTCTTTGAAATCTAGCAACGTGTTCAGGTCGTGCACTATCTGCCCAGAAAGTAATGTTTCCGTACCGTTCCTTGATATTCTTAGCGAGGTCTACCCAAAAATCTATCTCTTTGTACTGATGAGCGTGTTCCTCTAACAGATAAGCTGAACCGCCAGATGTTTCTCCAATGACAACAATAGAGCCAAAGTGTTCATATCCCCAGTCAACACCAGCATAGACTTTAGTGATATCTTCTGGTACGTTATCTACAACCATATTCTCGCTAAAATCACGATAGACGACGCCCTCACCAGTCACCCACAGACCAAGAATATCTCGGTCATAAAATACACCAGCTGGTGTCGCATTCTTGATATTCTCTCGGTATCTGTCAGACATGAATGTATTATCATCTAACTTAAAATGAAAGTCGATGATCATATCGTCTCCAGAGTTGATATAATCCCGTCTGAGCCAGTGTGTCGGGATGTCTGGGTTGCTATCCCAAACAATCCTAGCACCCTCTCCTGAGCAACGTGAGATGATTTCCTTGAATACTTGTTCGTTAGCAAGAGATGCCTCGTTTACATAAGCTCCAAAAGCAGTAAAACCACGGGCGCGTTTTAAACCAGATATAGAACCGGTGTAGACTTGAACTACCTTGACACCGCAAAGGGTAAAAGCTCCGTGCTTATCGTATTTAGGTTCAATATCAAACATGTTATACAGTTCCTGAATGATATTGTTTTGTATCGATGTTGAAGATGTTCCAGCTAAGATATACATCGGCTCATCTATGTTTAATCTATCCGCTGTTTCTCTCACTCGTGCAATCTCATTCATGAAGACCATGTTGTTTAGGACAGTTTTACCTGAACGTTTTGCACCATGGAGACCACAGATAAAAAATCATCATTCAATACTCGTGTAAGCACTTCTTCTTGTCGCTTTGTAAATTTATTTGTCATCAAAAGCACCTCTCAAAGCCTTGGCAAAGTCTATCAATTTATCGTCTTGTTCATTATCCACACCGATTTGTGATTTAAGTTTTTCGATTTCAAGTTCTAGTTTCTCAGCTTGTTTAGCAGTCGGATAACGCTTCAATATCTCAGCTATCGCTTTAATAACTGTGTTATTATCTGCCTTTTTCGTAACTCTATCCACCTCACCAGTGACAGGGTTCATCATCAAAACTTCCTCAAGTCGCTGGCCTCTTGCAATGTCTGAGAGAATCGAAAGAGCCTCTTTAGCGCTCAAAATATTTTCATCGTGCATCTTTTCAGTTTCGGTTTGTATAAACGTTTTAACGCTTGCATTTTCTAGCAATTTACTAGCGGTTGTTTTAGCATACGCTTCACTATAACCTGCGAATATTGCGGATTGATAGACATTACCAGTCCTCAAATACTCGCTCGCAAACATCTTTTGTCTTTGATTTAACCCAATGTCCATCACCACCTTTCGAATAATCAAAAAAAGCCACACGATGTGCGACCTTCTTGCAAGGCGACTACAACCTTGCGTGCGTATTAAATTTTGACTTCTTTTTTTATTTTTTGTAATCATTTAAAACCTCTGAGGGAATCAAACCCTCTAGCTTATAACTTATCCGGAATATAATTAGCTACGCAATCATGCGAGGTCCAGTCGCTTCCGCAACCATTTTTAAGTTAATGAGTGATAGGAGTTAATGAGTGATATGTGAATCCCCACCCAGAAGATTTAACTCATTCTGGGACACAAACACTCAAAGAAGAGGGGAGGGTTTGAACCTCCAAGGCCATTACAGCCCCCTGACATTACAGGTAACCATCTACCAATTCTGAGACCTCTCTTTTCAATTCTTGATACTACCATTTTAACAGATTTTAGACTTCATGCCTGTACAGTTACTATCATTTACTATCAATTCTGAAAGAATAATATCAAGCTCCTTTACTGCCTGTTTCTTCAAACGATAGTAAGTAGGAGAACTTATGCCCCTCATGCTGTCACAGATGTCATCAACGTACATCTTATTGATGTAAGTCATTCTCAAAATAGTTCTATGTTTTGGATTTTTAAGCCTATTGATCATCCTACCTAGTTGGAGCTTTCTGTTGATAACCTCTTTAGTATCCTGTTCTATAGCCTCTTTCATCACGACAAGCTGAGTATAGACATCATCAACTTTTCTAGCTTGACCACCTTGAACTTTGACATCTGACCACTTAGGACTTGAGAGCAAACCTGCCTCAAGCTCGTTAATTTCATCTATACGGCTTTGAATGTCCATGTCCAGATTCTGCAACTCTTTCAATAGTTCTTTAGCCTTGTTCACTCTCTGTCTCCTTTGTGATATAATAATATTATTGAGATTATTGCTGAGACAGAGAGTGTCTTGGCTTTTTTGTTTTACCAAGTAATGTGAATTTTCTTGTTAGAAACGAAATCTTGTCCAGTGAAAATATTTTTAGATAGATAAAGCTTATATTTGACAGTAAAGCCAGCTCCTAATAATTCTCTTAACGCTTCCAACGTTCTTTCATCTCCTAATCGATTCCTGAGATATTCGTCTCTAACTGACCAAACATTGATTAAATAACCTGTATAACCTTTTTGAGCAGAAGTTTTTAGTTTTTGTTCTAGGTTATATTTCTCAAAATATCGCTCGAACCATTTTGCGTGGCTTTCTGAGCTTAATTGCTGCATTTCATCAAATAATGTCATTTTAACCTCAATCCTTTATTTTATAATCTTGAAATTCCATAGTATTCATAACCACAATATTCAGAGCAGAAACCGTACGTATTAAAATATCTGTCGAATAAACCAGCTTCGCTATCGCAGACAGGACAATGCGTCCTGTGGTATCTTTCTTCTTTGTTCAGACCGTTCAAAATTTTCTTTTTGCGTTGACGTTTATTCATGAGTTACCTCCAAAAGCTCCGGATTTTCGTAGACATTGCCGAT